TGTTCGCAGCTCCGGAGAAATTATCTAATGAGAAAAAAGTTGACTTTATTATGAAATCATGGGATCGTTTAGACAGACATGCGAAGAGAAGGATAAAAACCAAATTAAGGAAGAAGGGGTATAACATATGAGGAATAGATTTTCGAAAAGATGTCAGTGTGAAATGACGGAACCTACAGTACAGATCGTACCGATGAGATATGGGTATCAGGTGGAAGTAACTGTGAAGTGTAAACATTGCGGGAAACCTTACCGGGAATTGGTAGGTAAAGGTGCAATGGTAAGTGATATTGTAAAAGCAGAGACTAAAGAAGTTGTAAAGCCTACTGTAAAAAAGAAAAAGGTAGAACAGGTTATTTCTAAAAAACCGACTATAGCTTCAAGAGAAGAAGTAGGAGAACCTATGAGTTTTGGGGAAAAGATGAAAATTGCCAAAGCTAAGAAAAAAGCGGAAATGAAGAAAGCAGAATAGTGACAAGACAAGAGACGAACGAGTATTACGATAAAACTATAAAGAAAGCTCAGAAACATGGAGACGAAGCATTAAGACTGGTCATGAGAGAGTTATGCTTACATGACCGGTTCTTTTTATTCACCAGAGTTCTTAAGAGGAAAGATGGTGATAACGATTGGGTTTTCGCCAGGGCAAGAGAAGTTGAGGCTGACCCTGATTCAAGACTTGATTTATGGGCACGTGAACATTATAAAAGTTCTCTAATTACATTTGCAGGATCTATACAGGAGATTATAAAGGATCCAAATATAACAATAGGAATTTTCAGTTTTAATAGACCAATTGCTAAAGCGTTTTTGAAAATGATCATGAAAGAGTTAGAGTCAAACGAAACTTTGAAATGGTTATTCCCAGAAATTCTTTGGAGCAATCCGAAAAAGGATTCAAAGAAGTATGGTTTTTCCTGGTCTGCAGATTCAGGAATTACTGTCAAAAGAGATAGCAACCCTAATGAACAAACAGTAGAAGCCTGGGGAGTAATTGATGCACAGCCGACTTCCAAACACTTTGTTTTAAGAATTTACAATGATATTGTAACAGACAAAACTGTTTTAACTCAAGCTATGAGAGATAAGGCTACAGCTGGTTGGGCTTTATCTCAGAACCTTGGAAGGATAGGTGGAAGGCAATGGTATGAGGGGACGATTTATCATCCATATGATACATACGATGTAATCAGGAAATCCGGGGAAGTAAAACCACGTATTTATGCAGCAACCGAGGATGGGACAGCTACAGGCAAGCCAGTGTTCATGACAAAGGAAGCATTGGCTTCTAAGTACAAAATGATGGGGCCTTATATATTTGCAGCTCAAATGTTACTTGATCCTCTCCAGGAAGATAAACAGGGTTTTGATGAAAAGTGGATGAAATATTGGCCAGCACAAATCTTTAAAAACCTCAATATCGCCATTTTCTGTGATCCAGCTTCAAAGAAAGGGAAGCTGAATGATTATACAGTATTCTTTGTTGTAGGTTATGGACCAGATAAAAATTTCTATATTGTGGATATGATCCGAGATAAGATGAATTTGACAGAGAGAGCAACAACATTGTTTAATCTCCACCAGAAATACGAACCATCTTTCGTAGGATACGAGCAATCTGCCATGATGAACGATATGGAGCATTTTCAGTATGTCATGAATGAACATAATTACCGGTTTCATATAACTGAACTAAGAGAGTCCGGGAACAAGATAGCAAGGATACAATCCCTGGTACCGCAATTCGAGCAAGGGAGGATGTTTTTTCCGGAGGAACTATGGTATACTAACTGGGAACATAAACATGAGAACCTTGTGAGAATATTTATAGAGCAGGAATTTGCGATATTTCCATTTATTGAGCATGATGATATGCTTGATTGCCTGGCCAAGATCAATCACAAAGATGTGTTCATGCCTTTCCCAGACGGTGATGTTGTTAAACTTTATATCGAAGAAAAAGATGAATATGCTAATGATGAAGAGGAGTTTGACGTATATGCCAGCTAAAAGATTGGATAAAATTTCAGATAGGATTCGATTGATCAAGGATTATGAGAGTAAGAATTCATTAAGAGCAGCTGGAAAATATTTGACAGAACTTGCCTTGAGGCATATTGTAGAGTATATAATAGAGTTGGAGGATAATAATGGGAGTAAGACCGAACAAGGCAAAAGATAAATTAGTTAGATTTATTATGGAAAAACTTGGTATTGGGGAAGAAGATGCTGTTAGGGCTGCAGCTGAATACGAAAGTTATGATATCGAAGTTGGGAGTGATGATAAATCTTTAAGCAGGATGGAGCAACGTCAGGCTGTAGTAGATGAAAACAGATCTTTTGCAGCTCAACGAGAAGGAGAAAACATGGCTCCTGAAAATCAACCAGCATCACAAGAAGCTGGATCTTTTGCTTCACAGAGTTCCAGTGAAACAAAAGACATCAAAGGAAAGAGTGTAGATTTTCTAAGTGAATTCACAAATCCTGAAGGAGGAATGATAAACCCGGAAAATCTTACAGAGAATGAAATGAATATAACTCTTGAGAGGCTTGGAAAGAAAGCAGATTCTGCAGAGGCTATTAGGACTGAATACAAGAAAATGTGGGATATGGCTTTTAAGCTAAACGAAGCAAATAAGAGGTAAATCATGGGTGCTGATATGAAGGCCTTGAATAAAAGGCATGAGAAGTTGAAGGAAGATAACAAGAAACAGCACGATACCTGGGAGTCAATTGCTAAATATTTCAATCCCAGCTTGTCTTTGTTATTTGCAAAAGAAGATACAGATGAAGAAGAATATGCAAAAGATGTATTTGACACAACTGGTATCGAGTCTGCAAATACAATGGCTGATGGTATTGTTGGTAATTCCATATCTAAAAGTATCCCTTGGGTGGGTATGTATGCCTTGGACCCGGAAGTAAATAAAAAGAAAGAGATTCAGAGTTTTTTCCAGAAAGTTAATTATGTTCTTTTAGGTGCTTTGGCAAGGAGTAATTTTTACAATGTGATTTCTTCATATACAAAAATGGGTGTCACAATTGCGACCGCAACTATGTATGTTGAAGAAGATGAACGTAATGGGAATTGTATTTTCAATTTAAGGCATCCGACTGAAACTTATATTGACCAGGATTGGTATGGAAATGTAGACACAATATATAGGGATATCCGAATAGGAGCAAGAGCCGCAGCAAACTATTTCATCAAGGAAAAATCTTCATTATCACCTAAGTTACTTAAAATGGCAGAAGAGTCACCTTTCGAGAGAGTTTCTCTTAGACATGCTGTATTTCCAGCGAAAGATGAATGGTTCAAATTCCCCGGGGTTACCGGAAATGTCGCTTCTGTATATTGGGAAGCTGATGCAAAAGATATAATCAGAGCTGGTGGATTTGATAGTTTCCCATTTGTTACATGGAGATATCGTATTGAGGGAAGTGAGAAGTATGGTCGAGGCCCTTCTCATGATGCTTTGCCGGATGCAAAAGGGTTAAATGCTATGGCAAAAACCTTACTGCAGGCAGCTCATAAAGCAGCGAATCCTCCATTAAATATTCCAGCAGAAATGAAGAATAATCTCCGGAATAAACCTGGTGGAGCTAACTATTACCAGGATCCGGGTAGAATTGTAATGCCATGGAATGTAGCAACTAATTATCCTGTTGGTGTAGATCAATGGGATCGTAAAAAGAAACAAGTTCAGGCACCTTTCTATATTGATAACTGGAAAATGCTTTCACAGCTAACTCAGCGTATGACAGCTATTGAGGTTTCAGAAAGAAAGGGTGAGCAATCAGCTCTAATTTCTACTCCTTTAGGTAAGTATGAGTCAGAAGCCCTGGACAATATGTTGTTCAAAGTGTTTGAGATTGAAATGAAGAACGGTAATATGCCTGATATTCCAAATGAGTTGGCCGGTGATGTAGGTTGGGAATATAATGGAGTCCTGGCACAAACTCAGAAGAGGACTTTACTTAATAATGGTGCAAGAGCGACTATGGCCGAAATGGAGAATATAATGAAGATTTCTCCAGAAGCAGCTATGGTTTTTAACTGGCCTAATACTATCAGGGAAATAGCTCTGAATAACGGTTTCCCAGCAGATAATCTTTATTCTGAACAAGAAGTACAGAAACAGAAAGAAGAGGCTATGGCAGCCCAGCAGCAGCAACAGAAAGTCGATCAGATGGAACAGGTTGGTAAAGCGATGGGCGGAGCTAATCAGCCTATAGATCCAGAAAGTGCTATGGCAGGGATGATGCAATGAGAAGTTGGCATAAAAAACCACAATTAACAGAAGAACAGGAAGAATTTCTGGAAGCAGATTTTGTCGAAGTATTTACTACGCCAATAGGGCAAAGAGTACTTGGGAAAATATTAACAGACTTGCATTTTTTTAGTAGATGTGAGGGTGAGGAAGAAGTTGCTTTAAATAATTATGCAAAGCAATTGCTTTCTTACTTTGGAGAATGGGATGTAGGTTCAGAAGAACTTATAATAAATAGATTAATGAGGAGAGATAATGTTACCTGAAACCAATACGGAAGTAAAGGAAACGACAGAAAGTACAGAAGAAACTGGAGGAGTCCAGGGAACTGTTTCACAAGAAACAGAGTTGCCAAAATGGATGGCACAAAATGCAGGAGATAACAAGACTAACGAAAGGTTATCCGGGTTTAAAACAATAGATGAAGTATCTAATGCTTACCTGAAATCTGCAGATGAATTAGCAGCATTGAGAGAAGGAAAGGTGTTTGTTCCTGGAGAAGATGCTACAGATGAAGAAAAAAAGGCTTTTTTAACAAGTATTGGGGTTCCTGAAGAATCTAGTATGTATAAAAAAGTTGACAGTACCCTACCAGAGGGTGTAGGATTTACAGAGGATCAGTTTAACAGCCTTAGAGAAATGGCTTTCACTGCTGGCTGGACAGAGAAACAGTTTTCTGCTTACCAGGAATGGTCAGATAAAGAGACTTTAGCTGCAAGAGAGAACTATTCTGCAGTATTAACAAAAGGCAAAGCTGAAGCAGAAAAAAGGATGAAGGAAGATTGGGGTAGTGATTACGATGCCAATCTTAGATATATGCAGAAGGGAGTAAAAGAATTCGGTGGTGATGATTTCTTAAATAAATTGGGTGCAGCCGGGAATGTCCCGGAAGTAATAAACTTTCTCGTTGAGAAAGGTCGTTCAGGAAAGAACGACACATTTTTGGATGGAGAATTAGATAACAAAACAACGTTACCTAAAAATCAAATCTCTTATCCATCAATGAAAGGTATGTAAGACCAGACATATTTGATCTAATAACCAGCAGGAAGTTGGATTGATGTAAACGGAATTGCTCTAAAATAATATAGGAGTAATAGATGGACATTACATCAGCAAATCCAACTCTGTTGGATTTAATTAAACAGCTTCATGATGATGAATTTTTACCAGTTATCGATACATTGGTAGAAGAATTTGAAGCTCTCGAAGATATGGTATGGGTGCAGGCTAATGGCCTAACAAAGCACACATATATGCAAACACTGAATGAACCAGCAGGTACTTGGACATCCATCAATGATGATGTTCCGGACGAAAGAGCTCAGTTCAAACAGCTTGTAGAAGAGATGGCATTCCTGGAATCTTATTCCAGAGTAGATGATCGTCTCGTAAGAATTTCTAAAAACAAACAGAAATTTCGTTCAAACCAGGATGGTAGATTTATCTCCGGTCTTGGAAAAAGCTTTGCTTCGGCTTTTATAAATGAGTTGACTGATGGTAAGAGTTTTATCGGCCTTCGTGGTAGATTAAACGCTCTTGCTCATGATTCTGTTTATAATGTGGCAGAGTCAGCAAATTTTACTTCATTGTATCTAATGCAGTGGGGCGAAAATAAATGCCATATGATCTATCCTGGCGAATGGAAACATGGACTTGCAAAAGAAGATCTTGGTAAAAAACTTATTACCAGTACAAACGGTTCCAAACAGATGTGGGTTTCTCACTATGAGTTAGCCGCTGGTATGGTAGTAAATGATGAGAAGTATTATGCAAGAATTGCTAATATCGATTCTACTCAGGATATTGATACTGGTACTGTTGCAGTTACAGATAAGCTAATCGAAGCTTTGAATAACATGCCTTCTCGTGGTAAAGGTGCAGTAATTTATGCAGACAAACCAATGCTTACACAGTTTGATATATCTGTTAAAGATAAAGCCAATGTGAAT